GACATCTGTGCCATCAAGTTTGGCCTCGACATTCGCCAGGCGCGAGAACACCGCCTGGTTCAGGCGGGTCTCAAGCGCGGCAAACGGGGTGGCCATGGTGGGTCAGGCTGGAGGGTTATCAGGTGCCTTCAGCCACGAACTGGCCGAGCTTCATCTTGACGGTGGCGCTGGGGTTGGCGGCAGCTTCAACCGCCACGCCGACGCACTCCTGGTTGGCGGTGGTCTTGTTGACGACCGAGTTGACGGCGTCCCAGTACAGGCGGTCTCCGACAGAAATGGCTAGTGCGGATGTCTTGGCAATGGTGACAACGCCTTCGGTGATGAATTCACCGGCGGCATTGGCTGCAACGTCGTTGGTGGCCACGCCAAACAGCGCGGTTCCAAACAGATAGCCGACTCCGGAGTCGACATCGGCGGCGGGCGTCAGGGTCAGAACGTCGCCTTCTTGAACAAAGTTTTTCATGAATCTTTCCTTTCGGGGTAATGGGTGGTTCAAGCCCGGCGCTGGGCCGGGCCTTGTTCATCAGGCGCCGTTGGCGCGGTGCAGGCCGCGGTAGTCGATGACCTTGGCGGCAAAGTCTTCGCGGCACTTGTAAGAGATGCCGTCGACCTCGAAGCCGACTTCGGACTCGATCATTGGGCCTTCTGCGCCGTCGAGGTAGCAGTACTCAACGGTGTCGATCTGGCCGTTGGCGGCTGCCAAGTACCAGTAGGCGGCGCTAGTGGCATCGAGCAGCGGCTCGACGATGGGCTCCAGGCTGGTGCGGCCACCGGCGCGGAACTCGTTGATGTTGGCCTGCGTGCTGGGCACGTAGTTGGCGCTGGTGAGCTGATAGGCGGTTTGCTCCAGCGCGGCCGGCACGATCAGGTAAGCCGGGGCGATGTTGAGCAGCTCGCCTTGCGCGCCGGTCTGCTTGCGCATGGCCAGGCGGGCGGCGGTGAGGCCGGCCAGGGCCAGCGCAGAGCCCGCGCCGGTGCTCAGGTTGCCGTGATCGGCATGGAACAGCGCGGTGCCGTCGGCCATGGTCGGGTTGCCAGTGAGCTGGGCGTACACCAGGCGGTTTTCCAGGCGGCGCGAGCTGTTGCCGAAGGCGCTGACCAGGCGGTCAAAGGCGCGCAGGTCATCGTTGATGATGGCCTGACGGGTCAGGCTGACGATGCGCCCATACGTGATGACCTTGTAGGTCTCGGCGCCGTCGCTCATGGTGCCGTACTTGAACTCGCCATGCTCGTTGGTCTGCAGCAGTTCAGGCGCGCCAGACAGGTTGGTGACCTGGATGTTCTTGAAGTCCGGCGCATTGGGCGCGCGGCGAGCCCACAGGTCGTAGGTTCCGGGGTTTTCGTCGTAGGCGGCGCGCAGGCGCTTGTTGGCCACGTTGGCAAACAGGCTGGCGAAGTCGCTTGTGCCCAGGCTGCCGCCGCTGCGGTAGTTGAGCATCTTGGTGGCCAGCGTCAGGCGGTCCATGCCGCGGGTGTTGACGCCGCTGGCTTCCAGGAAGTCGCGGCCAAGCTCCAGCAGGCTCATGCCACGGTACTGGCGGCCGTTGTCGTCGAGCTTGGTCTTGGCTGATACGCGGTGCAGAATGGCCTGCTCAACGCCGGCCATGCGGGTTGCCATTTCATCGGTGACGGTCTCGATGCGCACGTTGCGCTGGCCGCCGGTGGCGGCGTCGCGTGCGGCGAGCTTGTCGAGGATGGCGGCGCTGGCCTCATCGATGCTCTTGCCTTCGCGGATCAGGCTGGATGCCAGATCGGCGGCGCCGTGGCGCTGGCACAGGTCGGTGATGTCGGCAGCGCGTGCGGCTGCGGCTTGCAGCGCGGCTTGTGTTTCTGCGGCGCGCTGGGCGTCGGTTTCCGGGACGGCGGGGGTGTTGCCGCCAGTGTCTACGGGTGCAGGCATGGGTGTTTCCTTTCGGGTTGAGGTTGCGGCGGTAATGCCCACCGTGGGCGTTGCTTCGGGTGCAGCGCTGAAGCTGCGGGTTTCGATGAATTCGCAGGCGAAGGTGCGCTTGTCTGCGCCTTCTGGCAGTTGGCCGTCACCAGAGGCTCTGATCTGGGCGTCCATGTCGGCCGGGATCGGCACCAGCGAGACTTCCATCGGCTCCCAGTCGGTGACGCGGTAAACCCAGGCCGACTGCGCGTCTGCCGGGGCAATCATCTCGATGCGGTGGCGCACGTAGCCGACCGATACGTTGCGGATGATCTTGTCGGCCACGTCCTGCACGTAGCCGGCCACGTCTTCGCGGCGGCTGAAGGTGGCGGTGCAGGTGCCAACACCGTTGGCGATGACCGGGCTCTCGACCACGCCTAGCACCTGGTTCAGGTCATAGCTGCCGTGCGTGTTGAGCAGCGGCGCGCCACGCTGCAGGCGCTCCAGGCGGATGGCGCCGGGATCGGTCGACAGCTCTTCCAGGTAGTAGCGGTCGTAGCGCCAGTCGTAGCGCTGCACTTGCGCGCCAGAGGTGAAAACAATCTCGGCGGTGGCCAGCGGCGCAGCGGTGTCGCCGGGTTCAGCGCGGGTGAGGTTGCGCACTTCCATCGATCTGCCGGCAATCGGCAGCTGGGCGGAGGCGCTGGGGGTGGCTTGGTTTTGAGGCATGGCGCGCAGTTTGGCGGCGCGCCTGTTCCATTTTTAGGAAAACTGGGACGATTTAACGCGGCGAGGGTTGCGCTTTGACGAACAGGTACGGGTACATGCGCCGCGCCATATCGGCGGCCTCGTCAATGGCCTCGATGCGCTCACGCGACACCGGTCGATCGGCATTGATTTGTGCGGCCTGCACCAGCGCATTGCGCACGCTGGGCGGAAGGTGTTGGCTGATGGCGGACTCGTTCATCATCAGGCCGCCTTATTCGGTGTGCTGTCGGCCTTGGCCATCTCCAGCGTGCGGCCTTTTTGCAACATCAGGATGATGTCGAGCGTGCCGTCGGCTTTGAGGCGCTCCACGTCGGATTTCAGTTCTGAAAACACCAGGTCGGGTTTGTAGCCGCGTTGGCGCAGTTTCTCGCTGAAGCTGCTCAGGCCCCCGCTGATTTCGTCCAGGTCGGCGGCCACGTCCTGCACCGGGTTGACATAGCTCCACTTGGGCGTGGACCAGTCGCAGGCGTAGTCAATGCGCGGGATTTTTCCGGCCAGCTCGGCGGCGCCGATGAAGGCGCGCCAGATCGGCTCGCACAGCTTGGGGATCAGCACCAGCCACTGCAGCTGCTCGGCGTTGCGCCTAAATTCCAGCAAGGCGACACGGGCGCTGGAAAAGTTGACCTCGCGCACGTCTCCGGTGAGCATCTCATAGGTCACGCCCATTCCGGCGGCGATCAGGTGCAGCTGGTACTTGACGTAATCGACATAGCCCGGCACCACGTTGGGCTGCACCGTGGTCAAGTTAAGGCCGCTGGGAACCTGCACGATGCTACCGCCGGCCAGGCTTCCCAGGTTGCCGTCGGCGCGGATTTCGGCTTCGGAACGGGCGTCGCTTGGGTCGAAGTTGCCCATGGCGGACAGGTCTCCGCTGGCCAGCACGCTCAGGCGGGTTTCCAGGTTCTTGCGGGCCTGTTCTGCGTCTTCGTAAACGCTCAGGTCGCGCACGCGGGCAATGACGGGCGCCAGGCGGCTGATGCCCCTTCCCTGCCCTGGGCGCTCGGGGTTGTAGAGGTGAATGATGCTGGCGGCAGGCACCGGCTTGCTTTGCGTCATGGACTTGCGCGGGCCTGCGGTGTCGCCGGGGTGCTGGGGCCACAGCCAGTAGGCGGTGATACGCCCGATGGTGTCGTACTCAATGCCGTTGATGACGGTGTTGGCGCCCACAGTGGTGTTCTTGGTGCTGTCAATCCAGTCGATTTCGAGCAGCTGCAGCTGCAGCGGAACCGGAAGGCCATCCTCCAGGCGGCGCGGGCGCAGGCGGATCAGGCATTCGCCGTCTTGCTCCATGGCGCGGTAGGCGGCGGCTTGCAGGCCGTAGAGGTCAAGCCGGCCATCGGCGTCAGCCACCTTGCACCAGTCGGACCACAGGCGGTCAATGATGTTGGCATTGGCGGCCAGGCTGCGCGGAACAAAGCCGGTGCCTATCACATTGCCCACTAGGCTTCCCAGGCCGCGGGCGATGTAGGGCACGTTTTGCACCAGCGAGCGCGCGCGGATGCGCAGGGTGGCGGCGTCCATCTGGTGATCGGTGTTGGCGCTGGCTCCGGCGCGCCGGGGCTTCCAGCCGTCTTTGGTGCTGGCACCCTCATAGGCGCGGGTGAGCATCTGGCGCGCGGTCTGGCGGCGCAGGCCGGCCACGGGGTTGAAGGCCGAGACGAGTTTGTCAATCAGGTTCATGGCTCAGTCTCTCCGGCTGGTGGAAAAGTTGACGCGGTAGGCAGCTTGCGGCCGGGCGCTTGAAGACGCAGAGACGACGCTGGCCACGTGGGCGCGCGCGGCCATGAGTTCAGTCACGCTGCGGTACTTGACGCGCCGGCCGTTGAATTCGACTTCCAGCTCGCCAGTGGCAATGGCGGCGTCGATGTTGTCGAGGTCTGTTTTGGTGAGTGCCATGGGTAGATTCCTTTGAGCGGATCAAATTAGCGGCAGGTCTGTGCCATTTCCCGGAAAACTGGGACGCTTTGTTTGCCTGGCCTGCTTGAGCACGCGGTAAACGGTGGTGCGCCCGATGTTCAGGCGCCGCGCCACCTCGCTGGCGTTGCGGCCATTGAACAGGGCCAGCACATCGGCCACCTGCTGCTGCCGCACGGTGGCCGGGCGCCCGGCGATGTAGCATTCCTCACCCGCAAATTCGGCGCGCACCGCGCTTTTGAACTTGGCCACGCTGGCGGAAATTTCGGGCAATTCATCGAGGATGTAGTCAAAGATGCGGTCGACCAGGTCTGGCTCGGCGTCGATCAGCTCTTGCAGCGTTTTCTGCTTTCTGGCGGGTTTGTTGTCTGCCATGGGCACCTCTTACCAAGCGCGCTTGAAAGCGGGACGCAGCACGCGGTTGACCGCCCCGGCATTGGCGCGGGCAAAGCGGCGCAGGCTGGGCGGCACGCGCAGGGGGTCGCGCGGCGGGTCGCTCGGCTGGGGGTTACCAGTCGCGGGCAAAAATTTCGGATTGAGGGGCTGATCGTCTTGGTTCATGGGTGCTGGCTTTCGGTGGCTTGGAGGTGGTGGCATCGAGCAGTTGATCCTTGATTTCGGTGATCTGCTGGGTGAGCGCGATCTCGCGCTTGTCCCAGTCGGCCTTGGTGAACCGATGCAGGCGCAGCTCTGGGTGGTGGGCGGCGGCGTAGGCGTAGACCCAGGTATCCAGAGGCTCGTTGCGCGCGCCGCGGCGGTTGACGAAGCGGTTCTTGGCCGGGTCGTAGGTCTCGCTGACCAGGCCAGGGAAGTATTCGGGCGGCAGCTGGTCGCTGAAATGCGTCAGACGGTCTTCTGGCGCCTTGTCGGCGTCGGTGCTCAGGCGGCTGTAAAGCCAGTGCTTGGCGCCGACGGTGCCGACGTGGTGGACCGTGACGCCGCGCTTGTCGCTGCGGCCGCGCCAGTCCACGTCGTGCAGCTTTCCTTTTGATAGCACCGGCGCGTTGTTGGGGATGGCTCCGAAGATCGCCATCGGGCGGCGCACGCGGCGCTGGCGCACAAAGTTCTTGACGGCCTCGGTTCGGTGGCCGCCGGCGTCATTGGCCATGGCTTCCACGCGCAGCAGCGCGCCGGATGCGTGCTGGATCGGGCGGTTGAGCAGGTCGGTGAGCGCGGTCCAGACCGCGTCGTCGGCCGGGTCGCCGGGAAGCTCCACGTAATCCAGCACCCAGAATGCCATGCCGCGGCCCCAGGCCACCAGCTGCGCCGCGAGGCGGTTGTCCTGCGTGTCGATTCCGGCGGTGACGATCAGCGCTCCATGCGGCGCCTGGCGCAGCGGGTAGGGTTCGGCCCGGTCGGCGATGGCGTTGTGCTTGACAGCGCGCATCGCGGCGTCTTCCCACGGCTCGGCCAGGCGGTCATTGACAAAGGTTTTCAGGCGCGCGGGCTCATTCTGCACCTCGCGCCAGGTCTCGACCAGGTCGATCCAGCGCGGCCCCAGGCCGAACTGGTAGTACAGGCAGTTGATGTGATAGCCGCGCACCTTGGCGTCTGGGTTGGCCGGCACCCAGCGGCCCTGGCGGATCATGTCGGTTTTGTGGTGCTCGTCAATGCTGGCACCGCACTCCTGGCACACGTACCAGACCTGGCGTCCGTCGGGACTCCAGTGCAGGCCGCGCCACTCAAGGTGCTGCATGTGGCCGCAGTGCGGGCACGGCACATGGTAGCGGCGCTGGTCGCTCTTGAGGTAGAGCTGTTCGATGCGGCTAAGGCCCTTGATCTGCGGCGTGCTGATGTACAGGCTTTTGCTGGTGGACGGGAACGCGCTGGTGCGGCCCTTGAGCATTTCAAGCGGATCGTCTCCGCCGGAGAGGTTGTTCGAGAATTCGTCCACCTCGTCGACGATCATGGTGCGCACGGTGGTGGATTTCAGGCGCGATGGGCTGCCCGCGTGTTCGATGTAGAGCTGGCCGCCGGCAAAGTCCTTGAAGGTGCGGGTGTTGGCCGCGTCGCGGCTTGCCACGCTGGTCATGGACTGCTTGACCTCGGGCGACTCGTCGATCATGGGGCTGAGCTTTTGCGCCACCCACTTGTTCATGGACACCTCTCCCGGCAGGCAAACCATCACCGGGCCGGGGTCGTGCGTCATGCAGTAGCCAATGACATTGACGGCCACCTCGGTCTTGCCCATTTGCACCGGGAACATCAGCACCACCTCGCGCACGTTGCTATGCACGCTCATGCAGTCCATCGGCTCGGCCAGCGGCGGGTTGTTGGCCGTGACCCACTGGCCCGACATGGCGCTGCCCTTGGTGCTTAGCCTCCGATGCTCATCTGCCCACTTGCTTACCGTGAGCGCCCGCCGTGGCGCCAGCGCGCGCGCGATCGCGGCGTGGATGCCGGGCGCTGCTGACGGTGGCTTGGTGGAGTTGGCGGGATGCATGGCTGCTGGTGTCAGCCGGTGATGGCATGGCGCTGTCGTTTGACCTGATCGAAGGTTTGTCCGGTGCCTTCGAGCGTGGCTTGCTGGCCGGTGAAGTCTTGCCAGCGGGTGACGATGACATCGACGTATTGGGGCGACAACTCCGACAAACGAGCACACATGCCAAGCCGTTCAGCAGCCATCAGAGTGCTGCCACTTCCACCAAAGACATCCAACACAATGTCGCCTTTTTTGGCGCTGTTTTTTAGCATGCGCTCGACCAGCGCCACCGGTTTCATGGTTGGATGGCCTTCTGATTTGCTTGGCTTTGATTCGTGGATAACAGAGGTCAGCATGTCTTCTACTGTGGCGTTGCCGTCAACCACCATCACACTGTTTCCGAGCTGAATCTCAAACCGGCCATCCGGGCGCAGCTGGAATGGCGACTCGGAAGGAGAAATCGCCATGACCGTAGTCTGCTTGCGGCCTCCATACCAGCGATGCGCTGCGCCTGGTTTCCATCCATAAAGGATGGCTTCGTGTTGCCACTGATAATCTGACCGACCTAAAACAAGGGTGTTTTTGCGCCAAATCAAACAGCCTGACAGCTTGAATCCGGCCGTTTTAAAAGCGTCCCTGAAAGCAAGTCCCGGTTCACCGTCCGCATGCGCAACATAAATTGATCCCCCAGGCTTCAACACGTCAAACACAACCTTGAACGCACTGCGCAGGAAATTTAAAAACTCCTTATCGCTCAGGTCGTCATTGGCGATTTTTCCGGCTTTGGTTTCATAAGCCACGTTGTAAGGCGGGTCGGTCCAACACATATCAGCGCCCCCCCCCCTTCATCAATCTTTGCAAATTGCTTGCGCTTGTGGAGTCTCCGCAAATCACACGATGTTGACCCAACACCCATACATCGTCAGTCCGCGAAATTGGGTTTGGTTTTATGTCTGGAGCGTCGTCAATATTGGACCCGTTGACGCCGATGTCCGGGTCTTTGGGTTGGCCCAGAATTTCGGCCAGCTCATCGTCGCCAAACCCCAGCAGATCGATGTCAAATCCCTCGGCGCTGAGGTCTTCGACCTCGCGCGCCAGGGTCGCCATATCCCAGCCAGCCTGCTCGGCGAGCTTGTTGTCGGCGATGACGTAGGCGCGGCGCTGGGCGTCGCTTAAGTGCCCCAGGCGGATGCACGGCACGGCGGCCAGGCCAAGCTGTTGCGCGGCCATGACGCGGCCGTGGCCGGCGATCAGGGTGTTGTTGGCGTCAATGAGCACCGGATTGGTGAAGCCGAACTCGCGCATGCTGGCGGCGATCTGCGCGACTTGCTCGGTGCTGTGCGTGCGGCTGTTGCGGGCGTAGGGGATCAGGTCGCCGGTGGCGATGTGTTCGATGGTTTCGGGCAGGTGCGTGCTCATGGGTGGTTCAGGCTTGGGGTTGTTTGGCGAGTTGGGCGAAGTGCTGGCTGGCACTGCGCAAAGTGTGCTCAAAGGCATCGGCCAGGGTGGCGCGGACTTCCGCCTCGTCGCGCTGCGCGGCCACCACGGGCGCCAGGCTGGCGGCGAGGTTTTGCAGGCGCAGGCGGATTTCGGTCATGGCGGTGGCGACGACGCCTTCGACTTCTTTGGCGTCGCGCAGCTGGCCGATGGCGACCTCGTAGGCGCGCTTGGCTTCGAGGGCGAAAAACTTCTCTTTGACGGCGCGCGCCTGCTGGTAGGTGCTGCCGATGGCGTCCGTGGCGGGGCGCTGCGGGGCGCTGTGGCGCTCTGGCGCGTCAGCTGGGGTGTCAGTCACATCGTCAGCCACTGACGCGCCCTGCGGCCCGTTTGACGCGCGCGCGGCGGCCCAGCGGTCGGCCACTCCTTGCTTGCTGGGATCGCGCCCGGCGCGGTAGGCTGCCATGCTCTCGGCCTTGAGCCAGTTCTTGCCGTCAGGGGCGCGGATGGCGCGGCCGTTTTTCTCCAGCTCGTTGATGTAGCTGGGAGACTTGGCGCCGATCAGCGCGGCGAGTTCGGCGCGGGTGACGATGTTGGAGTCGGTCATTTCAACGCCTCAAACTGGTTGTAGATGTGACGCCTAATGCGCTTTTGAAGGTAGTTATCGACATCGGCGCGTTGCTTGATGCGCGCCAGCACAAAGCGCGGGCGGTAGTTGGGCATCTTGACGAAGATCAGCACCGGCCAAATGCGATAGATTCCGGTTGATCCGTGCAGGCCTGATTTGGCCCAGATTCCGGGCTGCAGGTGCATGGTTTTGTTCTTTGCGTCGTGCACGCCAGGCATGTCAGCCTGTTTGGCGACAAAGAATTCAACGCCGCGCGCGGATTCGTAGGTTTGCTTGTTCCACAAGCTGCTGTACTTGGCGCGATCGGCGAGTTTTTTCTTGGCGCGTGCGGTCATGTTGGACCGGTAGCCCTGCTCGCCAAAGGCCTGGAAGTAGCTGATCAGGCGCACGATGAATGAGCCCTTCAGATTGCCGCGGCCATCGTCGCTGCCTGGAAACGGCGTCTTCGGGATCGCAGTCTGGTAGCCTGGGGGCAGGATGCCAACCCGGCGCAGCGCGACTTCAGAGCGCTTGTCGGCGCGGCGGCCGCCGGATTCTTCGGTCTTGATGATTTTTTGCGGGTCGACACCTTTGCCGCCAAAGTAGGTTGGCAGGATTTCGGCTTCCAGATTTTCCGGCGTGGCCTCTTTGACGTGAACGCTCTTGAGCATATAGGGCGTGGGCCGGTCAAACTGCTCGCGCATTTCGTCTTGCATCGACTTGCGCACTTTGTACGCGGTGTCGTTCAGGGCTTTGGCCATGGCCTGCTTGATCTGCGGCCCGCTGAGCGCTGCCAGCTGCTTTTGCACCTTCTCCAGGCCTTCCATCTTGATTCCGACTTTCATGGTGATCCTTTAAACGGGCTTTTGAGCCGTTATTTCGCGTACTGCGGCCAAGCCCTTGGCCACGGTGTCTTCGTCGCCCGTGACCGTGATTTGCATGGCGCGCAGGCCGGGGAACAGGCCCTGCTCGATCAGGCCGTCAACGATCTCATGCAGCGCTTGCCAGCCTTTGACGGTCTGGCGGAATTCGGCCAGGTTGTCGGGGGTGCAGCGGATGGTGCGGCTGGCCAGGGGTTTGGTGTTTTCTTCCATCTCTCTTTTTTTGAAAAAAATGAATGGGGAGAGGCGCGCGCGTGGGTGCGGCGCGTCTGTGCCGGGTGTGCCAGCGTGTGTGCCGGGTGACGTGTGAAAAAACGTATATGAATCAAGCATGTGCCGGGTGTGCCGGGTGTGCCGGGTACATATACGCATGAGAGCGCGTTTTTGTGTGTGGGCGGTTTTGTTTTTGCGTGGTGCGCGTGCGCACGTAATTGACCCGGCACACCCGGCACAAGAGTGAAAAACCCGGCACAAAGCCCGGCACAGTCCCGGCACACCCGGCACAAACAAGGCGGTCTGGCTCATACGAAGCCCCCTGTCGTGGACTTGAAGTCCTTCAAGGCGTCCTTGAATACCTGGATGCGATCGGCCAGCCAGTCTGATTCGCTGGCGGTGTCGGGCTTTTTGTGGCCGTCTGGCAGGTGCAGCACGCGCACCGGGTTGCCGGTGCCGCCGATGCGCTTGCGCTCGACCACGCCCTTGTGCTTGCGGTCCACCGCGATGCCGAACTTGGGACTCGACAAGGCTTTGATGCCGTGGCGACGGCACCACTCGCAGTACAAGTCGTAGAAGTCCTGGCTCAGGCAGGGCGTGAGCACTGCGGGCCGACCCTTGGCCGGGAAGCCATCCACGTCGCCAGCCTCAAACGCGAGCACGAAGCGGCTGGGGCTGTCGAGACTCTGGTCGATCAGGGTGCGCTTGGCGTCCGTCATCGGCGGCTTGGTGGACGGGCCGAAGTCGCCCAGGTCGAGGTGCAGCAGGTAGTGGTGCAGGGCCGCACCACCGCCGGCGTCGATCTCGGCCTTGAGCCCGGTGTAAAAATCGGCGCTGAGCTTCTCAGGGGTCCAGATCACGGCGTGGCGCCGGTCGTCCTGCTCGACGATGGTGGGCATGGCCTCGTTGGACAGGAACACCAGGTTGACATGGTTGCGCTCGTCATAAGCGGCCATGTTCTTGGGGTTGATGCGAATCCACTCGCCGGTGATGATGCTCTTGAGCTTGTTCTTGATGTGGTACAGGTCGCTGCGCGCCACCACCTCATCGGCGATCAGGAACAGGCGCCGGCTTGCCCAGTCGTTGAACTTGTCTTCGATGGCGCCCTGGTCGATGACGCGGCCATAGCGCCCGTACATGGCCATGACAACCTCGAAAAACATGTTCTTGCCGGTGCCCTGCGGGCCGTGGACGACCAGGGTGGTCTGCATCTTGGCGCCTGGGTGCTGGATCGGGTAGGCCAGCCAGCGGATGACCCACTGAAACAGTTCTTCTGGCTTGCTGTCACCGGCGCACATGTAGCGCAGCAGGTCGATCAGGTACTCGCATTTGCCGGCCTGCGGCGTGGTTGGCCATCCGGCCCACAGGTTGCACTCGATTGTCTTGTCGGTGCCCGCGGGGTCGAAGCCGACGTTTTCGATACGCACGATCTGGCGCTCGGGGTGGTCGCACCATTCGCGGTGGATATAGCGGCCCATGCACACGTCGCGCATGTCGGACAGCGGCAGCAGGCAGTGTTCCTGATGGTCAAACACGGTGCCGCCCTGCCCGTAGACCAGCGCGTAGCGCTCGAGCAGCTCGTCGACGGTCTCGATCGGGCGCAAAGGGTTCTTGACGCTGTTCCCCGCCCCCTGCGGTGTGGCTGCAGGCCGCGTGGCCATGCGCCAATTCAGCGCCGTGAGGCGGGCTTCCACCTGGGTGCGCACCACATGCAGACCTTCGAGCGCGTGCAGGTCGTTGAAGTCAGTAAGTTTCTGGCCTTTGGCATCAAACGCATCCTGGCGCGCGGCCTGATCGGTAAAGATCGGGGCCACAAAGGCGCCGCCGACTTCCATGGCAGCGGCGCTGGCGGCCGTGATGCCAGGATTGCCTTCGCTGAAGCAATCGTCGTCGGCGCAGATCAGGATGCGCGCGGTCTTGTAGCGCCCATGCAGGGCGCTGGCCACCGGCGCAAGGTTGTTGGCGCTGTAGGCCACGGCCACCGGCAAGCCGGTGGCCTCGAACAGGCTGGCGGCGGTGGCATAGCCCTCGGCCACCAGGATCACCTGGCTGCTGGCCGCCATGCCCAGCAGGTGAAACTTGCCCTTCATCGTCAGGCCGCGCGGCCAGAATTCCTTGTCGAGAGCGCGCCTGTCGCCCACCTTGGCCTTGCCGCGGATCACCTGCAGGCCGTGAATCTTGCCGTTGACATCGAGCATCGGAACCACCATGGCGCCGCTGGGGCTGAAGCGCACTCCATGGGCCCCGATGCCCTTGCGGTCCAGGTAGTCGCAGTGGCCCTGCTCGGTGCATTTCTTCCAAGCTGCGCTGGCCTGTGCGGCGGCGCGTTCGGCATCGGCCTTGCGGGCGATCTCGGCCAGGCGCTTGTCTTCGGCCAGGCGCTTGCGCAGGCTCTCGCGCTGCTCTGCGCTGAGGTCGTTTTTCTTGATCTCGACCTTGGTCGCGTTGTTCTCGGCACCCCGCCACACGCCGTAGCTGCCGACGATCAGATCGTCACCATTGGCCAGGCGCATCTCATGCAGGTGATACCATCCGCGCTTTTCCTTGTCGCCCTCTACCCGACAGCGACGCAGCTTGCCCACCTCCAGCTGCTGCACCACCAGGCCGGCAGCCGTCAGTTGGGAAAGAACGTCCTCGTAATTGCTGCTCATAGCTTTTTGTTATTACGTCAGTAACTTTGATGGCTACTAACTACACACTTAATGAGGTTCGAATTACC